TTATTAGTAATCAATCCACCAAAATACACAGGGGCATGATGATCTTCGGCTTCTATTTTAACATCGCTTATGGCTACGGCACTGGGATTAAAGACGGGCATGAGAGCAGACGCATTACCACTACCTCTACCGTCAACATCAAAATAATCTGTTCCTGCGGGAGTAGACGCCCAAAGACGAGTTTTATATGCTCTAAAGTCAAAAGGCATATCTATACTCAAATCTGGGTCTATCCTTCTATATATCCTTCCAAGAGGCCAAGCGTTTACAGTTCCTCCTAAACCGTCAGGGGATGTAATCGTATTGCGTACTTCGTAATAGATAACATCTTTAGGGTAAGATTCGGAACCCACTACCGGATTAAAACTATGTTCATCTTGACCGGTGAGGATTAGTACTTCATCTGGACCTGTGAAACTATCGGTTTCATCTCCCGTGGGAAATTCCCCTACGAAGGTAGTTCTATTTGAAACCAACCTGTATCTTTTTCCCGGAACTACTAATCCGGATGTCATTTTAGATTGAGCGACAGAGTGATTTATATTGGTAGTCTGGAGTTTATCGAGGTCGTCCTGGATAGGTGCGATAACCCCCGACATATAGTTTAATTCTGTTGCTGTAGCGACAAGTTCAGTACCATTAAGAGACACTACCCCGTTTAACGAAGGATCATTTAATGAACCTGAGTTAATATCTACTTTAGCGTTTATTAATCCTTCTATTTCTGTTTTGGTAAGATTACCCCAGTCTAGAGGTATACGAACCCAGTTAGTTTTACCAACGACAATACCGCTATAAGAAGTGGCTATGTAAAGATAATCGTCCGTTATAACAACCTGACCCAGTATGCCAGTAGAAACTACGTCCGGAGGAGGAGTAGAGCATTGAGTATCTAGAACTAACTTATTACCGGTTATACGAGCAATACCTTCTTTAGTTATACTCACAGAAGCCTGACTAATTAAGGTTGAATCGGTAGTAGATGCTAACATTCCTGTCTGTATATCTATACCATCGGCGTCTATAAGAAATTGACTATAGTTAGTCATCTCTCCAGGGACATTGCTATTTTTACCGATTATAGCGCCCGTATCGCCTACATACAGTTCAACCGTCAAATCCTGAGCATGGAAGTCTCCGGTCAAGTGCAGATCGGCCATAGTAAGACCCGATCTATGCGTACCATCGGTATCATGGCTAACTAGAACTAAACGATTTAATGTATCGGGATGAGAAGTATGACCAGAACCAGTCATTCTTTCAGTGTGTTTGATAGTTTGATCAGACATGATTTATCTCCTTAATGCTGACAAATATATAACAAAAACTTGTTAATAGCAACAATCATATTATACGACGGATTACTATTTTTCCTGATTGAGCGAAGGGGAAAGTTATAGTTCCTAGAGAAGTCCATGGTGTGGTATTTTTCCACCATCCCGATCCATTGTATACTCCGATAGCAGAACCGGTATCTCTAAAACCACTAACTAGATTAATAGACTTATTATTTGTGAAAGTACTTATTCTTATATTAGCATTAGATATTCGGCCGATAGTAATAAGAAAGTTGTTATAACTACCCCCGCCACCCTGCAGGTTGTAAGAAAACTGACCCGTATCGTTGGCATTGTTTGGCTTCCACTGGGCATTCGCATTTGTGTTAATAGCGGCACTGGTTATATCACCAAGTACATCCATCTCATACAGTCCCTCTACTGTTTGAATATGTAAGGCTAAAGAAGTAACAGACGTATAATTGATATAAGCAACCTCGCCAGCTTTAAGTAACCTATCTCCAGTAGCACCGCTATTATCTATAGGATTATAATCTACGACTGTGGGCGGTAGCGACTGAACTTTACCCACTTCGTCAATCCAACGAATCCAAGGCAAGGATATTATCTTGCCTTGTTCATCTATTTTGAATGGTTCTTGTAATGGCGGATAACTCATTTAGAAGCCTCTATAGTGGCAGATATAACGACTTTCTTTACAAGGTTGGACATTCTCAATTTGAATATCTTGGATTTAGCTACCCCAACTTTACGCCATACCAGACGTTTACCGTACTCCCCAGTTTTACCCATAGAACACGAATATTCGGCAGACCAAGTATGACCGCCATCTTTAGACCACGATAACCAAGCATGGGGGTCAGCATTAGGTGAGTTCACCCACATCCAACCGTGGGCATAATGACTGCCGTTAGCGTATAGGGTGCCGTCAGCTACGAAAGAATCTCCCGGCCAATCAGTAGTAACTTCCTGTATTCCTACCCCAGTTTCACAATCTATAATGAGCCTATCTATAACTATTTCTCGCCCTTCTTCTTTATCAAAGATAGGCTGAGCAATTCGTATACTGGGGATAGGATAGCCGTCATCGGAGTACACGTTAGAGTTCATTTCCAGTAGAACATTGCTCTGATACGAACCTACTAGATGTTTACCGCCGAAGTAAGTATAAGTATTAGATATATGGCGGTTAATTATAGACGGATAACCCGTCTTATATGAACTTCTTTCGTGCCACATGCCAGTTGTAATATCATAACAGAATGTCGCATTTTCACTGGGGAATGTAAGAACGTAAAATGTATGGCCTTCGTCAGAGTAAACGTAGCCGAATGCATCAGATATATTAGAGAATTTAGATATACGATAGTTTATCGGGGGAGTAGATATTATCTTGGGAGAAGCTCCTTCAATTGCGGCGACCCCGATAAAGTCTCCAACACCACGAGTTCCGCCTTGATTCGCTAAGAAGAATACCGTACCGGCACCAACAGCGACCGACCAAGGAGAAGATGTTCCGTACGCATATATCTGACCAGATACCCTTGAAAATGGGCAACCTTGAGAAGTTATTGTAGCATTATCAAAGAATAATTCGGTAGAATACTCTTTAATGAAGTAAAGCATCTGATTCATAGATACTACGGTAGATATAGGCTCTGGGGAAGATATAACAGCGGCACGAGCTAATATAGGCCACAACAGACCATTATACAGTTCAGATACATAGAATCCCATAGAATCATCTACGACTACGAAATAACCATCTAACTGAGCTACGAATTTAGGATATAGCGGGAAGTTGGCAATTTCACTGGTGGTTATATCAGTTAAAGTGTTATCCGACACATCAAATATATACCCGTGATTATCGGCAACCATCATCATCTGATTGCCACCGATACCTAGCGCAGTTATACCATTATCAGTAACCGATATTCTTCCATAATCAGAACTTAGGTATAAAGTTCCAAGACTTACGGAATGAGTACCATCGTCAAATATCTCGTATAGATCGTTATCTGCTACTACGAAACATCTATTAGCAAAGGTATATGACATACGAACTATAGAGGCGTCATCAAATGTAGAGAAACGCCTAGTCCCAGGAGTACCGACTAACGATACTATTGACTTAGAACCGGAATCTTGGGATATTTCAGGGAAGAAGTTTATTGATCGGGAGGCGTCAAAGTTAGACGATCTGCCCCCGTATGTTTGGCCTACGAATGGAATTTGCATGGATCACCTATCCGTATAGATATTGTATCCGCCTGATTGTGAAGAAGGTACATCTATTGTAGCAGTAGGAAGAGAGTGATTGACAGTTTTTATCATACGAAGAGACGAATTTGCTAGACCTACAATGTCCTCAGGGATCGGACCGGCACCCGTACGGAAGTGACGATATAGGCGGACCGCCAAATTATAGGTTAGTGGTTCATAATACATATCTTCAAAGGTAAGAGTATCTGTAGGATTAACCAGATCAGAAAGGTAACAGTCAACTTCTACATTAGCAGAATATACCTTATTGGGAATAGGGTAGAAAATAAATTCGCCAGTTTGTACTGTTTGTTGGGACAGACCCGGTTCATATATAATATATTCAGGGACTGCTTTTGATAACAATTTATTTGGTAAAGCATTATAGAAGGCAATGGATTGGGGGACTACCTGATAATCGTGAGAACCGTCTCGCATGAAACAGGATACCACATTTAGAGGTTTGGTATTAATTATATCGGACCCTATCGCTGTAGATACAGTGTATGTTGATTTATCAGGAACCGTATTAAATACAAGGGTCTTAGTTGATCTTATAACCAAACGAGAAGTTGCCCATCTAGCCAACATAGAGTTAGCGACTCTTATAGCTAACCCCATTTCACTGGAGGTTGGGGTCTCGTCTATCTCGGTAACACCGATAAGACTTAAAGCACCTGTTACTATATCTTTAACCTGTAAAATCATTTTGTTTACCCCGTGGCTTTTACAGAAGGTTTTTCAAAGTAGTCATGGCCGGTTTTATCCGGCCATGAAATTACATCCCAACCTGTTTATTACGACGTTTGATAAATGCGGCCGCAGATTCTTTTCGCGGTTGCTTGGTTGCCCCCATCAGATTATTGGGGACTAATGATACGGTTGTAGCGTCCATCGACGCGACAGGAGCCAAATTTGTTGGTTGTTTTGGCGTCCTAGATTTTTTTGGGGGTAACATACCCCCGCCCGACAATAAATTATTCCGTGGCATTAACATTTACCCCCTTTGCCGCCGCCTTTTTTGCCGCCTTTTGGTGGGCAAGGTTTGCCCTTTCCGCCACATGCCATGATTTACTCCTTTCCGTAATTGATAAGAAAGTTCTTAAGGTTGCCCTTGTATACCTTATCATCACTATGATGGTCAATATTCAAATCAGACTGGATAAACAAAGGGTTACCAGTCTCCTTCCATCTTTTACAAAAGGCATAATCTTCTCCCCACCAAGCACCATCTATAGCTCCGTGGTTGAATAGATCAATATGAGGACACATCATGTCACCATATAATAGGTGAGGATGTTTTTTGGCAAATATAGAAATGGCTTCTTTTGTAACTTTGAGGAACCCTGCAGGAGCACAATCCGCGGCAATACGACCATCTGAAAGAAGTTCTAATTTACCATCGAAATTAGGAACCAGTTTAGCCATATATTCTTCTTCATCTTGTTTAAATCTATATGTTCCTGCAACCACAAGACCTTCGGTATCTAACAAATTTACCATATCTTCTGGTTGCCACGAAATGTCATAGTCAAGGTATACGATTACATCAGCATTTGCATCTAAAGCCTTACGAGTCATTGTAGCGCGAGCATTTGAAATATAGGGATTACCTTGGAATTGAGTGAAACCGTGTTCCCACCCCGCTTCCTCTATTGCGGGTAAGCAACCTTCCAACGCCGCCAAGAACGGAGCAGTAGGACTTTTGAGGAAGGGGGTGCAGAACACGACTTTCATTATGCGTTACCTTTCCAATAGCCGAGGGCGATCAGAGTATTGGCAACTTCAAGAAGAGTAGCGGCCTGAGTTGCGCCGAAAGAAGCAGAGGTTACGATTAGAGCAGTCTGCTGAACAGTACCAGTGCGCTGAGCTACCATATTCGTTGGGAAGTCGCCCAAAATGGTAGTTGTGATAGAAGAATCGACGAGGGCCATATTTTACTCCTTAAATGAATTTTGCAGGGGAGTATTTCATCCCCTGCATAAGTTAATATTAACCAGCAATACGAACAGCCATGTCAGGACGGAGGTTAGCAAAACCTCCCAGAACATCGATACGACAAACGACGAAGTCGTTCATGATGTCGTAATCGCGGAGGATACGCATACTGATACCATCGTGGGATTCGCGTGAACCGAAACCTACACCAGCAGGGATTTCCATATCAGCAGTACCCAAGGTAAAGGCATCTTTGTGGTATGCCAAAGACTGAGGGGATGCTGTGGATGCGGCACCAGTTGTCCAGACGACAGCGGCAGTTGCCGAAGTAGAAGCCACATAGACGTTACCGTCAGGGATACCAGCACCGGCAACTTTAGGAGTAGGGAATACAGCGATGTTGTTCGCGCCAGTAGCCAGGGTCTTATCAGCGGTTACAACGAACTGCTGAAGAAGCCCAGTGGACTGCTGGGTCTCCCAGTTGACCGAGTAGACGTTAGCGATAGTGAATGTATCGCCAGCCTTCAGAGTCAGACCGTTGTCGCCAGCAGCGGCAGTGAATACGAATGTGGAAGTAAGAGCAGAACCAGCGGTCCAAGCTACAGTAGTAGTTGTCTCATTACCAGAGATAACGCGGCTACCTGCGTTGAACGTGTACACATTCTGATCCATTACGAAATCGAATCCGAGGGCGTTGCCGAGCATACCCGAGCGGAAGTTTTCGCTGATAGTACCGGATGGATTATACAGACCGGACAGACCGGATACCGACATAGCGTTGGCAGTAGGATCGAGGCAAGTAGTACGCTGACCATCACGAGGAACGGCCTGTTTATCTAGAATCATACCAGCATTCAGATAAACCTGAGGGGCGTTGTACTGGAGTAGTCCTGTTGCGGTACCTCCAGTAG